CATGAGAAAGATTGTGGGATTTTGGACGTTCATTATGTTACCAATAGCAATCATTATTGTTGCCTTTAAATGCGCATTATCTTTCGTTGAGGACACAATCAGATGAAACTAACCAACAAATACAACCTACCTCAGACGTTTGTTAACGTTCTGAACAGACCTTCCTATACCAAAGGCAAGGCACACCTATCAGCCACAGAGATTATCAACAGTCCTCGCATTGTGCAGTTGCGTAAGATGCACTGGGATAGCCTTGAGGAAGACGTATCGGACAAGGTATGGGCTATCTTCGGAACCGCCATCCATGCGGTACTAGAGCTAGGTAAAGACGACCATCACATCATTGAGCAACGGCTGCATGCCAACGTGGATGGCTGGGATATCTCAGGTGCAATTGACCTTCAGCGTGTAGAAGATGACGGCATCATCGTGGCTGACTACAAGACCACGGGCGCATGGGCTGTCATGAATGAGAAGTCAGACTGGGAACAACAGTTGAACATCTACGCATGGCTAGTTGAGAAGGTAAAGAAAGTTCCTGTTAAGAAGGTAGAGATCATAGCAATCATTAGAGACTGGAGCAGAAGAGATGCGCAGACTAGAGAAGGATATCCCGAGGCGCCGATTAAGGTCATTGATGTTCCTCTTTGGTCGTTCGAAAAACGGGAGAATTTTATTAAGGAAAGGATTCACCTACATTCCAATGCGCATTTCGCAACCGAGACTTCTGAGACTTTGCCTGAGTGTTCACCTAGCGAGATGTGGGAGAAACCGACTATGTGGGCAGTACGCAAGATTGGTAACAAGCGCGCGACAACAGTTTGCCTCACGCAAGACCAAGCGGATGCCAAGATTGAAGAGTTGGGTAAGGGGTACGAGATAGAAGTTAGACCAGGCGAGAGAACTCGATGCGCAAACTTCTGCCAAGTGCGTGACTTTTGTGGGCAGTGGAAAGATTACAACAGCGGAAAGGAAATGGTATGAGTCAAGTGATGGAAAAAATTGGTGGTGCATTACTTACAATCCTCAGTTGGTTTAAAAACCCAGAGCTGATTGTTCCTGAGCCACAAATTATTGATGAAATAGAAGATACGTCTGATCCCCAAGCTGATGTTCCAAAAACACTTAGCGAGTTATTGGATGATATTGAGGAAACGTTTAACGCTTACAAATTTAAGTTTGGTAAACATGGAAGTTGGCTCCATCAAGATGAAGTATTGGGACTGAAAAAGCTAGGTTCTTATGTGCCATCAACAGGAATAATTGACATTACAAGCAGTAATATGTTGATTGATACATCAAAAACAATGCCGTCAATGATGCTTGTATCAATTCTTGGGAACAAAGAAAAAGATGATGACTCAAAAACGCTATCGCCTGACTTCATGTTTGGCATAAAAGTAAAGTCATTGCCCTGGTATACAGAAAAGAAAACTGGAACTATTTATAAGGTTGGATTGGCCTACAGGATGAGCGGCCATTTATATTGGATAGCTGCTTGGATTGTTGTTAAAAAGAACGGAGAAATAGATATATGCAAAGAGCATAGGTTTGACACCGTTCAAATTACAAAAGGAAAGAACAAGCATCAAAGCTACAAAAAACCAGTATTTTCTAATCCTGACCTCATTTCAGATTGGGTTAAAGATGAGCATGAGCCAACCATTTTATTAAAGGCTTTATTTAAGAACATGTTTGATTTTTGGGTTAACAGAAAAAATAGCTGGAGCGTTGCAGTAAAGCATAGTGGAGATAGAGTGACATTTTCTATTGATAAATCTCTAACTAAAAAATACTTTTCAGATAGGGACAAGACTGCTGTAACGCCTACTGGTCAGAAGAAAAAGATTATTCACTTTGTAAAACAACATGAAAGGAAATACGGTAACAAAACAACAATCATTAAAGAACACATAAGAGGAATGAATGATTTTACTTGGAAAGGTTACAAATGTTTAGTTACTGCTCCTGAGTTTCAAGGATTGGCGACATCAGATTTTAATGTGTCATCTGTTGAAACTGATGAAGATGAGATTAGTAGTGGGTTTGTTTCAACAAGTAAAGTTGGTTTATTAATATCACAAATGGAAGAAAGACAATCAGCACGTTAAGGAGGGTTTATGAAAGATACATTAATGAAGTTAGTGGGCTTTAAGAACGAAACAAGAAAGAAGAAGATAGACAGGCAAGCGCCGATGGCTATAGACATAAATTCTACGTTCGTTTATCAAACAGGAGCTGATGTTCAAAGGACATGGCGAAAGTTTGGATGGACTCCGCCAACAGAATACAGATCTGATTACGAATTTGCTAAAAACAGGGATACACAATGAGCGTACATAGGAAGTTAATGGCTGCCCGCCTTGAGTTACAAGGTAGAAAGCTGAACAAGTCAGGCCACAATAAGTTTGCGGGCTACAAATACTTTGAATTAGGGGACTTTTTGCCCTCTATTCAAGAGATATTCGCTCAGCAAGGACTTTGTGGAGTGGTTTCATACCTACCAGACGTAGCGGTATTGACAATCACAGACATGGATGATGGCACGTATATCCATGTTAATAGCCCAATGTCTTCCGCTGCCCTAAAAGGTTGCCATGAGGTGCAGAACCTTGGTGCAGTACAGACATACCTACGCCGTTACCTATGGGTGACAGCCATGGAAATCGTGGAGCATGACGCATTGGATGCTACGACCGGGTCTGAAACCGTTAATGCAAAGCAACCATTCAAGCCAGCTACTAAGGCAGACATTACGCCAGTAGCTCAGGCTCCAAAGGTCTTAGCGGGCAAAGAAGGCGAATGGCAACTGAAGGTAGTGGAAGACGCTGACGGTAACTGGGCAGGTGCAGTTAAAGCAGCTACGGAAGTTTGCTTAAGTATTGCGGAGAAGGTAGAAGACGTGAACAACATCTTCAAGAACAACCGTCTTATCTATGACAAGCTGAAGGAAGAAAACAAAGTGGTCTATGACGAAATCTTGGCCCAATTAAAAGCAACTAAAGAAAAACTAATTAAGGAGTAATAAATGGAATACCCAAATACAGGCGCACTATTCAGAACCCAAGAGAAGAAACATGAGAAGGCGCCCGACATGTTCGGCGACATTAAGTTTGATAAGGCATTCTTGTTAGATCTGATTGAGAACTCAACAGAACAGTTAGTAACTGTAAAGCTTGGCGGATGGTCTAAAGAAGGTAAGAACGGCAAGTTCCTATCCCTCAAGGTAGACACATACAAGAAACCAGAAAACAACGTTCGTCAAGACGCAGCGCCGTCATCAGACGAAGACTTACCATTTTAAGGAGAACAATATGCCAAGAACACCAGGTGCAAAAGACAAACAGCCACGTAAATCTACCAACACTATTAACTGGGAAGCTTTAGCCAAAAACTTACAACAGGCTCTAGCTGCTGAGATTAAAGAGAACGATGAGTTGCGTAAACACAACGCTCAGTTAATCACGCAAGGCATCAAGTTGCTAGGCGCGATTGAATACTTGGAGAGCAAGCGTGGAAACAATTAAGTTCGAAGGCGTCAAGACGGCTCTGAAACAAACCAAGGATGGGTACTCCCTAACCTTGGCTGTTCATCCAGATGACTTGCCACAAGACCTTATGCGTGACTTTGTAGGTGCCAGGTACATGGTTGTCATGGTACGTCTCGGAGATAACGAGATGCCCATGAACCGTGAATCATTCAAGAAGGATGACGACAGCAAGCTCGTATCAATCGCTGGCATGTATTGCAGGGACAAGGAGTTTTGGGACTTTGTTTATGCAATGTCTGAAGGCGAGGACGAGATTGTGACTGAAGGTGAATGCGCTGAATGGATGAAGTATTACCTAAGCATTGACTCACGCAAAGAAATAAAAACAAACGATGAGGCGAAAGCTAAGTTCGTACAACTGAGAGAAAGGTTTGACGCATGGAAAAGAAGCTAGTGCCATACTCAATCTATCTGCCCGCTGAGTACATTGATAAGCTAAAGGTATTAGCTCGAGACCGCAAGGCTTCATCAATGATCCGTCACTCTATTGGCATGATGATAGAAGGTAACACCAAGAAGGACGGTGCGTACATAAAGGGGCTTAAGGATGCTATCAAGGTCGTTAAGGCGAACAAGGAATGCCAGATGATTTCCGTTAACGGGAAGGCATTACGGGCTATCTTGGCCGAAGAAATCATACAACTGGGGGAATAATGGAACTATTTTGGAACATTATATCCACGCTATTCCTTGGCTTAGGCTTTGGCGCAGGAGTATCAATTTCGATACTGTTTGCACTGTGGTACATGGAGAATAAGCTATGAATGATGATGACTTGAGAGATTGTGCCGCGCTACTGCGAGCAGTAACTGGTGCAACAGCAGAAGAATGTTTTACTTTTGCAGATGAATTTATGGAAGTACGTAAACACAAGGAGAAGGCAGATGAAGAAGACTCTGGCATTGCTGCTGTTGTGCCTAAGCGCACACGTAAGCGCTGAAACAATAGCTACGCTGAACAATAAAGCTGGCGGTAAGATTGTTTTAACTGACAGGCCGTGTGTCCACAAAGGGGTTACGCATGATAAGTTGAACTTTGTATACAACTACGATCCATCAGGGTACTCATCAGAAGGTTGCTGGGGAATTGAGGGTGAAGTTGTAGCGGTTGTATGGTTTGATTCCCAGGGAACCATGCGATATCCGTTAGTTAATTTCACGATAAACCAGAATTACAATACGAAAAAGAACAACGGGTATAAATACTGATGAAACATAAAACTATTCTGCTTGAAGGTAAAAAGCAAATTGACGTGTTTGATAATGTTTTTGACATGCAGTTCATGTCAGACACCTATCTGTACGCCACTATGTCTAACTATCGAATTGGTTGGGGTGATACGGTTGACTTCAATGACCAAGTACATAAGTTTCTTCATGCAAGCTACACAGTAGAGGATATAGATGCACTGGGTATATTGGACAAACTAGTTGATACACCGATTGCATCGTTGGTTGATGGACTGCAAATGACAAAGGCGGTAATGAATATGTCTGTTCCATCGGACTCTTACTTTACCCACGTTCATCCTGAATCTAAAATTATTTTGTATTACGTCAATACCAAGTGGCAAGATGGCTGGTTTGGCGACACTATGTTCTACGCTGACAATGGTAAAGACATAGCGTTTGCCTCGCCATATACGCCTAATAGAGTGATTGTTTTTGACGGCCAAGTTCCCCATGCACTTAGACCGCAATCCCAAACTGCGCCACATTACAGATTTACTCTGGCATTAATCTACGACAAGGTTAAATCATGAAGAAAGAATGGATAGATAAACTAAAGAATTTCTTAACTATATTACTTATTGGCTTTGCCTTGGGTACCATTGTGACGAACGCCACATACACTTACCAGATCATGAAGGACTGTGAGCTGATGAAACAGTTCCGCGTGAATAACATAGCATTTACGTGCATGGTGAAGTAATGGACTGGGCCATATTAATCTGCCTCATCGTGATTGTGTATCGCCTTGAGTGCATCTTACAGGAGTTGAGAAACAAATGAACAATGAACCAGTAGCTTGGGCTGTATGGGAAGGAAGACCGCATGATTTATTTTTTACAAAAGAAGAAGCAGATGAACTGTGCCGTCTAAAAGGTGGTGATGCTAAATCTATTCCACTTTATACAGAGCAAACATGGCAATACCTAACAGATGATGAGATTAAAGAAATAGTTGGTAGCTACGCTAAAGGCCTTGGGTCTTACGTTCGTGAGCTGTTTGACAAGATAGAAGCAAAGATAAGGGAAAAAAATGAAACGAAAAGAACTGTGGAAACAAGATAAATCAGGGCTGTTTGATGATATACAAATAGATAACCCCATAAGAGATAAGGCATGGGAAGCATTTATTAAGCGCAAAGATGTAAAAGCTTGGGCAGTTGATAAGGATGGGTTTCCGCTTAACGGATTCTACGATGTATGGTGCATTGCATGGAATAAGGGCTGGGATACTGGCTGGAAAGCAAACGAAAAATGACATTTCTAGTAGCTAACATACCGCCTGTTAAATGCTTTGTGCGTAAAGAGTTCTTATATAACCACGAGCAAGGACATGGAGAACTGGAGCCGTGCGTGTGGATGACCGCCAAGGCAATCAAAGGGCAAGCGTTCCGCATCGAATCCATGCTGACAAACTATGGCGCGCTGTACGACAAGCTACCCATCAGTGCGTATGTGTGGAAAGAAGTCATTGATCCACTACCCTTAGACTTCTTACAGATATGGGACTGCTTATCTTATGACATGGCCGTTATTGAGAAGTCTAATCTGCGTGGACTCAAGGTCAAATACTTTGGTAAGGATAAACAGTTTCACTTTGGTAACTATTTGTTCACCATAGACTTTGCCAGTCCAGAGGCTAACCGTATTGACACGACCTTCAGTGAGGGCGTTGAAGAACACAAGAGTTACAACTTTATCAAGTTAGACAACGGTCAGTTTGCATGCCAACCAAACAACAGATGCCTTTGGTATGACGTATCGTTGGTTCCTGCCGTGCTTAAAACGCCTGATTTTAGAATACCAACCGAAGTTTATAGCGTAGAGAACCATGCCAAATGGAGTGCTAAGGATGAGTGGTTTTATAACTTTGAAGAACTGAGAAAGGAACATGATGTTTAGAAAACCAGACGGAGCTGGCAAAGGAGACATGCCACGCCCTATCGCAGACCGTAACAGTTTTGAGAATAATTGGGATAGTATTTTTGGCAATAAAAAGGAGAAAACGGATGAACAAAAAAATTCAAATACTGCATTACATAGCACTGAACCCGGGCAAGACAACAAGGGAGATAGCGACTAAGTTAAATGCCAACCCGAAAACAGCACGCACCTACATTTATGAGCTGAGTAAAGATAAAAAGATAACCTCTATGGGTCTCCACAAATGGCGTCTATGCGCTCATATATCGGTAGAGTCATTGAATATCCCGCCAGAAGTAGTCAATCCTAAGAAGCCTTGGGAGTTTGCCTACGAGGGAATTATGAACATGATGAGGACGCATAGTGTACCGCAGTGAGAAACTTCTAAAGATTCTCAGACAGTCACCATGCCAGCACTGCGGTTGCCAAGACGGAACCGTAGTTGCTGCACACAGTAACCAACTCAGGGACGGCAAAGGAAGAGGCATCAAGGCGCACGACTATCGAGTCGCTGCCTTATGCTACAAAGACCACATGGCAATTGACCAAGGGTCTGTCCTATCTAAAGAAGAACGTTTCCAGTTATGGGATGACGCTCATAGGAAAACAATAGGATGGCTGTTTGAGAACGGCCACCTTACTATTTCTTAAGACTAATCCTTGTTTCCTCTGCCAATCTAGTCATCTCTGACATAACTATTTTGGCGCGGGCAATCTCAGCTTCCTTATCTGCCTTGCTCATCTTAGTGTCTCTAGTAATCACCTGAATATACTTACGGTATTCAGCTAACTGTTTAGATGTCTTATCGTAAACTTTCTGTAGAGCAATCAAGTCACCCTTATCTTTGAGAATCTCTGTAACCTTTTCCATCTGACCAGTCTCAGCGTAACGTTTCATGTCCGCAAAAGCTTGGTTGATGCGTTGGTTGTTCTCGTAGAATGATGTGACATACTTAGATTGAGTTTGTGGCATTGTCTTGATAAAGCCCATACCAACCGTATCAATCAACGGTTTACCTGGCTTCTCAACATCACTCCATGGCTGAACAGCTTTGTCTGAAACCGCGGCGGCTGTAGATCCAGCCCAGCCAAAGTAAGCCTTAAGAGCAAAGTCAACTTGAACAGGAGATAAACCTTCTGCATTCGTATCCAAAGTTAATGCCTTAGCCGTACCCTGAGATATGCTTGCAAGAACCTTAGCCAATGCCGTAGTTGATTCTGTGTAACGCTCTTGCTTAGATAAACGCTTCAAGCTTTCTGACTCAATCGGTGCACCAGTAAAGCTATCCTTATCAGCATACAAGTCAATCAACGGTTTAGCAGCTTGCGGTATTGGGTTAAGAGAGAATGTTTCCCATAGAATGTTCTGCATACGGTCTGCAAGCACTTTACCTTCTACCTTGTCGTCTGTAACCTGTTCAAGCGTGCGCTCCATAATCGTACCCAAAGCACCAATCTCAAACGGCTTCGGAATACGGAACTGTGTATCGCCAATCTTGAACCACCAGAAGTTGTCTCTATCCCAGTTCTCACGGCGCTTGAAGTCTTCGTCATCCTTGAATGACAAGTATAGGAGCGCAGAAGCCAACATGACCGCACTAGACACAACCATGAAACTCTGTGCCTTAATCTTGTCAGAAGCCTCTATAGGCTTGCCAGTGGTTGTGTTGTAGATAAGTCTATAGGTTGGGGTGATACCGTCTCTACCGAGCTTATACAAGCCCTGTAAACGTGCGTTAAAGAACGGTACAAGCTGTGAGATAACCTTGATGGCACGGAAAGAACCCTGTGATGAGAAGTTCATCAAGTCTCTGGCCGCAAAAGATGCTTCCAAATGGCTCTTGCCTTCATCAGTTAACTTCTTAAATAGAGTTAAACGGTTGGCGTTCTCAAAGCGATTACCCTGTTGGTTGTACCATTCCAAAGCTTTGCTGAGAGCGTCTTTAACTTTTTCAGGAGTATCAAGGATAGTTCCCTGAGCAACACCTTGCTTAATTAAACGCTTAATCATCTTGGCTTGGTCGCCCTCATGAGCAACACCCATCTCAAAAACACCGCCACCTATTAAGGCATCTATAAATGTAGGATTATCACGAGATGATAGAGCAAGACCCTTTGCAACGTTATCAAAAACATTCAACCCAAGTCGGCTTAAGGCAGCTGATTGCACGGAATCTCGGATTAAGTTGCGAATCTTATAGGCTGGAGATAATGTGACACCGTAACGCAATGCGTCTGTAAAGCCTTTTGCTATATCAAGACCTGGGAACTTCGGGCCAATGGAGCTAATCAAGGAGATAGAGTCCAATAGTAAAGCATCTTTTACTAGGTAAGCAGACTCGTTACCGCCCTCCATGACCTTAACAATGTCCTTCTTGTCCACAAACGTACGCTCGCCATCTTCCATGAAGTAGTACTGAGTAGTACCTTTTACGGTGGTTTGCTTAACTTTCTGAGCCGCATCTAATTGAGCTGCTGACTTCAATGTACTGACAGCCGCGGCGTTCTTCATAGACGCAGACAAGATGTGAGACCAGTTCATTAGAACGTTTTCCATCAAGTCGTTTGTCTTTCTTTCGCCACCCTTCAGCTTCTTAGAGAAGTACTGATTGGTCAACTTAGATGATGCGTTAATGGAGCCAACGTCACCGTCTTCCATTTCCGTATAGAACGGGATGTAATAGATATCGTTAGAGAACCGCTCGTACGCTGCGTCATCAATCAAGCCTTGAGCTTTAGCAATATCCAAGACTGACCTGTTAAGTTCGTTCTCTTCCTTCAGCGCCTTCTCGTAAACCTGTTTACGTGGAACTCCGTTGATTTCACCTCTGATTAGCTGGTCTCGATCACCAATTAAATCTTTGAATGAACGCTTATCAGCTGGCAATCGAGCATCACGGTTCAACGCCTTCCAAATCTGGTACTGGTCAACTTCATTACCCAAAGGCTCAAGGATGTCTAATAAACCCTTGGTTCCCTTTTTGTAAATGAGAGCGCCGTCCTTTAGCTCAACTTGACCGTAATACAACAAGCCCTCAAGCGCACCGTCTGTAGACTTAGACATAATGGCTTTCATATAGGCTTCTTCAGAATACTTCTTGATAGACCTGAACTCGTCAAACAATCCCTGAATCAAACGCTCCGCCATGTTTGGACGCAACTGCTTGAACTTCTCCGTAACTGTTGCAGGAGTTTTGGTGAACTGCTTAAGAATTCTCTGGACAACATCTGGGTCAACGTTACTTAAGTCAGCCTTTAGCTTCTTAGGAGAAGGAATCTCAGCCTTGGGTTGTTTAGCTTCAGCACGTATATCAGCATCTGTTAAGCTGAACTCACCTCTGTTGCCAGTCGCAGATTTAACGTTGACTGGGTTAAATACCTGTAATGACTCCATGCGGTTGCCATCTAAGTCATAGTCGTAATGGAATACAGAGTCAAAACCTTGTTTCTTTAGGTCAGCAATTACCGCATCTGCAACGTTCTTATCAGTGTAAGAGGATGTGTATAGGTAACTGTCCTCTTGGTTTGGGCTGTATAAGCCAAGCTTTTTGGCTGTATCCATCACATTATCAGGATTGGCAATGCGTTCTGCTTTGATATAAACAGGCACAATGTTTGCACCTTGAATACCTTCAGACTCCCCGTCAAAACGAGCGCCTTGTTCGTACTGCTCTTTCAAAGCATAAGACGTTGCTGCCTTTGGAGAGAACGTAAAGAACTGATTAGGATAAAACTTGTTTATTTCTTCGGCTGTTCCATGGTACATAACTCTTGGTTTACCGTCTTTATCAACAACCTTAGAATTACCGAACCATTTACTAAAGTTATCAGGACGATCCGCACGGATATCCGCATTAGTTTGACTAAACTCGCCACTATTGCCAATCGCAGATTTAATTTGTGTTGGTTTAAATGCTACCCAATCACTTCCTCCGTCTTGGAAGCCATCATAACCACCCGCTTCTAAAACACGTTGCATTGCATCTGTTGGGAAGCTTATATTTGGGAAGATATCAGGAGCATAAGACCGCCCACCATCTCCACGCTCTTTCATAATGGCAACTTTACTACGCGCATAATCAGCAGCACGCTCACCCAATTGTGTATTAGATTTCTCAACCTCTTTTTGATAAACATCAAGCATCTTTTGTGTAACTTTACTGCCCTTAACAAAAGGATTTTGAATGCTCAAAAATACTGGGATAACCTCTGAACCTTCTTGGTATGGAATAGGCTCATTTTTGTCATATTTTTCTGGGTTTTTTATTCTGTCAGCAACATACTCTAAATCTCTAACATAATCGCTTGCAGTTTCTGGTTGAGTTGTAAAGTAATATCCATCAGGATTTCCAGCCCTATTTACCTTTTTGCTAGGCTTAAATTCATTTCCTTGGAAACTTCCAGAACCGTGGTAAACAACCAATGGATTGCCATTTTCGTCCACAACCTTAGAGTTCTTAAACCACTTTTTAAAGTTGTCAGGGCGGTCTGCACTTTGGGTAGCTTTACCTTTAGCCTCACCTTTAGCAAGCTTACCCTCAGCTGCCTTCTCAAAGATGCTATCAACAGTACGGAAACCTTTGCCACGAAATACGTTTCCAATACGCTTAAGCATGTCAAGCATCTTGGCAACAATTGATTTAACCTTCGGGGTCTGTGTCTGTCTATCAGCAAACGCATCAGCAATAGCCTCTTCAATGCGCTCGTCTACGCTAAGGTTAGGATAACGCTTCGCTACGTTGTACTTAGCCAACCACTCTTTGTTAGCCATATCAGACAACATCTTCCAGTCTGCATTAGAGAAGAAACCTAGCTCCTTCATGGCGTGGATTGACTCGTGGTTCAATGTGCGCAAAATGTTGTCGCCAGACAATGAAACCTGAATTAATTTGTCAAAGTAGTTACCATTAACCTCGGTCATTCTGCCGTTGATTAACTGGTAAATGCTGTCCTCTAGGTTCAAGGCAACATTCTTCAAGCCCATCTTATCCAGTGAAGCTCGCAATGTCTTGGCTAACTCTTCACCCTCTGCCAAAAACTTGTCTGTGTAGTAGTCCTGGGGCTGACGCATTTCAGCTTTAGGCTCAGGAAGAACACCTTGTTCTACAGCTTGTTTGTATGCAATCTCAAGAGGGGCTGTTTCAGCGGAAATTTCCTGTGTTATAGGGGCGCCTTCAGGAACGAACTGCTCTTGTGGAACAGCTTGGGCTTGCGCCAGTATGTCCGCCTCTAATTCAGCGCCTTCTAGGGGTGCTAAATCAGCTTCTGTAGGGGTTGGCTCAGGCTTAATCAATGCACGTCTCTGACGGAACGCCTCTTCTAACTGATCAACTTGAGCATAAGCATCCTGCATCTTTGGAGTAACAACCACTTCTCCACGGAACGCATCTTGAATCATTTCAGTTAACTTGCGTACACCACCAACATCACCAGCCGCATCAATGTCAGATTGAGTCATAAAGCCAGAATCTCTAGCGCGGGTTGCCAACTCATCTAACTGCTGTCCGTCTTGGCGGAAAAGTTTGCGGTTATCTTTATTGGTGCTGATAACCTTGTTTTTGTTCTTCTTAGACTCGCCGAGAACGTCCATCATTTGGTCAGCTTTAACGCCTTGCTTTGTCAACCAGTTAGCAAACTCGTTAGTACCAAAGTCAATCGTCTTCATGGCATTGTCGTATTCCAACTGAATGATGTCTTCTTCAGTCGGGTCAACCATGACTTTATCCATCTTACGGAAAGCTTGTTTACCGCTTTCATCGTAATACTTAAGCCAATCACCATCTTTACGAGTAACCTTCTCGCCTTCAGTAACCTTTACAGATGAATCGCCTTCAGGAACAAAGCCGAATCGAGTAATGTTTTGGCTAGAAACCTCTGGGATTTCTGGCATAGGGTTGAACTTGCTCAATACTTCATTGATGCCCTCAGTGCCTAGCTGTGGAGCATACTTGGCGGCAAATGCGGCCTCATCTGATGTAGCAACAGACCCATCAGGGAATACAAAGTATGGTTTGATTGTTGGCTTATATGGCAATAAACCAGCAATAACCTGTTCTTTAGGGGGAACAATGTTACCTTGCTCATCAAACTCAGCTGTAGAAAACGCAGACCCCTCAGCCTTACGCAAGTCTTCTTCAGCTTGTTTTGCCCTGGCTTGTTGATTTAATTCGTCTAGCTTTTGGTATGCCTTAGAGTTCTTTCTAGCCTGTAAATCACGGAACGCCTCAACACGAAGACGGTCAGCTTCATCCGCATAAACCTCATTAACACCTTTTGGGCCTAGCAATGCGGCTTCTTCATCAGCCAAAGCCTTCAGTTCAGCTTGTTTAATGCTCTCTTCTTCAGCAAGAACTTTACGTGCCTTACCTTGTTCAATGCCACGCTCAACAAATCTACCAGGAGCGCCTAATGTGCCACCTAATACAGCACCACCAATGAAGCTTTCAAAGTATTCGTCTCTAGCTTTTTCATCCGTAATGCTTAAGCCAGCCTGTAAACGTTCAAACAATTGTTGGCCAGCCTCTGTAGTACCTTCAATACCAGCTGTTCTACCTGTTTTTAGGGTGTAATCACCAACTGTTTTTAGAACGTTTTGCTCAACAATTTTCTTGGCAACTTCAGGGGTAATCTCTTTGCCAGCTGCACCAAATATGCGACCAATACCAGGCATTAGCTTTAGGGATAACGTATCTAATAATGCTTGTGGAACAGCCGCCGAACCAGCTGCAAGTAAGTCAGTATCTTTAAGTTTTAAGTTAGGGTCTTCTTCTAACTGTCTGCTGATGTTTGAGCCAGTGAATTGAGCACCTGAAGCTAAAGCTGCCGCACCCAAACCAGTTAATGCGGCTGTCGTGCCAGTAATTGGTAATGCTGCAACGCCAACACCCGCTGCAATTGGGGCTGCCATGTACGGCAAAGAACCACCAAGAGTTTCCTTAAACTTTTCAAAAGGGGCTTCAGACCAACCTTTTTGAGTTGGCTCAAAGATTGCTTCGGCTTCTTCTATTCTTTCTTTACGGTACTCTTCAGCGACTTCAGGATTCATGATTCCTGTACGCCCAGCAAGCGCAGCAATATCACCTTTAAGACGCTGATAGCCAGCCTTAGTAGCGCCAGTAAGGCCAGTATCTTTCTTCTCTTGGTCTAGCCTACCTGTAAATTCTTTTACATTTACTGGGTCTAAATCCCCAGTGAATTCTTTTACGGCCATAACTATTCCTTAAGAGACTACGTATTGTTTACCGTCTGGCGCCTTGTATACTGGCTTCCCTTTTGATGTACCAATTTGCACAGAATTAGCTGGTATTCCTGGTGGCAATTGTGCCTGAACTCCACCGCCAAGTGTAGAAAGATTCATTAACTCTCTGGCCTTTTGAGCTTTTTCAATCTCACTTAATGCCATATTCTTAGGGTCAATAGCAATTGCCTTATACGCTTCTTCAAACGTCATCACGCCAGCCTTGCCTTGACCCTGAATCTTACTAGCCAACTCTGGGTCTGTTTTGTAAAGCTGAGCCAAAAATTCAACTGATGATGGTTTAGTTGCTGCCAATCTCTGAACTTCCAACATCTTCTCTTTGTTAGCAACGTCAGCACGTTCTTTTTGGATTTCTATAAGGTCTTTGAGACGCTCACGCTCTTCTTTACGTAGTCCACGAACGTCTTCACCATAACCTTTAGCGGCAGCTGAGGCGCCTTTGCCTATATTGGCAAGCGCATAAGGTGATTCTCCACCCATAATGTTTAAGCCAGCCTCTAATAAACGCATGTATTTTGCATCTTCGCGAGCGTCTTTAGAAGACTCGCCAGCATCCATAAGCATCTTTTCATACTTAGATAAAGCATCTTCTTTAACTGCTTCAATAGGCTTTTCTTTGTTTTTAGTGGTAACGTTACCGGCTAAAGTGTTCGTGTTAGCCGCTAATTTAGCTGCACGTTCTTTCTCAAAAGCAATAGTATCTTGGTCAAACTTCTTCATGGCATCATCAGCCAATCTCTTCTCAGCATTCTTAACTTCTTGAAGGTTTTGGTCTGGACGCATTTTACCTTCAGCAACTAAGTTACCTTTTTCTGTAGGTTTATCTCCTACAAACATAGGTATTTCGCCAGTTCTTGCTTTGCGACCTTTTTCGTACGTACTCATACCGTCACCACTAAAGAGACCAGAAATTCCTTCACGGAACTTAGAACCAGTAATTGGGTTGTACTCTTTAATAAAGTCTGCAAAACCAGCTGGAATGTTTGCTATTGCTTGTGAACGCTGTAAATATGGGTTGTTTCTAATGTATTCAGCACGCTCTTCCTCAGTCATTTCCTCAACTAAGTCCCCTTTAGCAAAGGCAACGATACCGCCACCAGCCATAGACTGCTCTTGGAACATTCCTGGGTTTACAGGCAATTGACCGATACCAACATCTGTTTGCTGTTCTGGGGCTGGTTGTTCTGCAACTGCATTGCGTTGCATCAACTGCTCCATTATTGTAGGTTGCTGTCCTTGTGCCTTTAGTGCCTGATTGCGCGCTGATGCTTCAGCCATTTCAGCTTTACGGGAAAGGATTGGAGCAATCATATCCTCACGGATTTGCTTCCTTTGGGCCATCTGCATAATCATTGCTTGTGGCAATGCTGCTAGGTCATCTATTGAATCTGTTTGCGTTCTAAGTGCGCTAAGAATACTCATATTAATCCTTACTTCATCATGTTATACAAGGACAAACCAGTCAACCCTGTACCAGCAAGTTGGCTTGCAAAACTTGGGCTAGGTGTAGTAACTGTCTCAGACTTAGCCACATCGCTAACAGGAACTCCACGAAGAATGTTTGATAGATTACCAATCTGTTCAGCACTGAAACCAGCTTTACGTAGTACGTCTTGGTATCTAGCATCCAACTCTTGCTGAGATACTGCACGCTCCAAGTCGCCATAAGCACCAAGAGTTTTAAGACGGTCAATGTCAGCAGCTTGACGAGCAACGCCAGCTGATGTCTGATTTGCGCCTAGCGAACCTAAACCAGCAGCCACTGACGCGCGCTGTTTACTAGCCTCTAATTCAGCTAGTTGATTGGCTTTCTGTGCATCCAAATACTGTGTAGACTCTAACTGTTGACGCTGTTGGTCAGCCAACAAGTTCTGTTTTGCAGCCTCTTGTTGCGCTGCTTGATTAGCTAATGCAGCCTGTAATCCTGATTTTGTTCCTAAGTCTTGAACACCTAACTGAGCAGCTAAGTTTTGCTGACCAACTGTTAAACCAGCCTGTTGATTTGCTAAAGCTGCCTGTAAGTCTGCGGCGCGCTGGTTTTCAAAACCTTTCATGGCTTGTTCATAAGCGGATTGCGACCCAGTAGCTTGAGTCTTAGCTAATAAATCCATCAAGTTACGAGTATTCTCTGCACCAGCCAAAGCAGAAGCGGAACCACCGTATGTGCCAGATCTAGCTGAACCTAATGACTGTGCTAGGTTTGCTCTTTGTGCATCACGGATAGCTTGTTGCTTTTGAACCTCAACTACTTGATCCATGTAAGTACTCATGAATGGATCCAAAGCTTGTTTGCTAAACTGGTTTGCCGCAACATCAGCAGGACCAGTCATTTGGTAAGTTGTTAGCGGACCAATACCTACATCCTTAGCGGCAGTCATATCTAGGTCTTGAAGACCCATTGCTTGAATTTGCTGAGGTGTTAGCCCAGACAGCTCATTGTAAAGATTAGACGCACTGGTCATTGACGCTTGACCTTGACCAAACTCACTAGGAGTTCCCATCGCCTTAAGCTCTGTACCTAGCTGAACCTGTGTCGGAGATAAATCTGCAACTCGACCAGCACCACCAAGTCCAGCTGCATTAATAGCATTGCCGTACATCGTGTCATAGTCTTTACTGAATATCTCTTGCGCCTTTGGCATTAAGCCAGTAGTAGCTGGAATATAACCAGGAGTGCCTGGCGTACCTACAGCTGGCGTACCCGTATAGTACGGCTCTAGTATCGTTGGGATTGATCCAGTTGAGACCGATGCGCTTGTTTGAGTTGCCATGATTTACCCTTTACGCTGGTAAAAATTTATTAGGATTGATTTGACGTCCTTGTTTCTTAGTGCCTGTTCTGGCGCTACGAACCTTGTCCATCATTGAATATAACTGTTTTGCACCTGCTTTAGATGAACCATTACCTAGGTGAGATACCACATCAGCTGGTATTACAAACTCACCATCCGCTAAACGAGCAGGTTGATTGCCGTTAATTGTTGCAGGAATTGAATCACTCATACCATCGCCACCACCAGATAAGTATCTTGGCTGACCACCTGCGGCGTAAGTAGCAGTTTCACCACCATACTGCTCTGGTTTATTAGCCAAAGCTTTAATGCCAAAACCAGGAACATCACCGCCAGCGGCATACATATAAGGATTTGCTTGCATTGCAGCAATTGCGCTTTCTCTTCCTTTATTGATTCGAGCGTCAAACTCTGCTTGTTCAGCAGCAATTCTTGCGTTCTCAATGTCTTGTTCTTCTTTAAACTTGTCCATCTCATCAAGCGCTAGAGTACCCGTGTAACCCATGTACATAGGTAGGGCTGTATTTTTCATGGTTGCACCAGATGCCGCAAATTTTTCCATTGCAGCTTTTCTTATAGCAGGGTCTGAGCTTGTTAAATTAGATATTCCACCACCCACATTTGACAACTTATCTGGGATAGACGTAAATTTGTCGGCTAAATTGGAGCCAATATCTTTATAAGTAGATGAATCAGTAGCACTCTTAATGGCGTTAGAAACACCTGTACCAACTTTATCCAGAAAACTAGGGGCGGCTCCATAAGAACCAGCTGATGCTGGTGCAATACCACCTAAACCACTACTAGCTTCACCAGCCGCGGTACCAATATTAAGTCCTGTTTCACCAATTGCACTTGGGTTAATTCCAAAGTTAGATGCACCGCTGCCTAAACCATAAGTTTGAGGGGCAGATGATAATAAATTGGTTGAAGCCGCAGTCGGATCTGGTACAGCTGGTGCGCCAGCATCTCCAGCAGCTCCTAAGCCTTCACCTAAATTTTGAGCGCCATAAGCCATGGCACCAGCCATAAGGCCACGCTTAAAGTTGAATCCGTCTTCACCAGCCAAGCCAGCGTACGCAGCGGCACCAATAGGCCCGCCAAAATATGCAGCGGCAGCTTGACCAACTGGGCCAGTAGCCTTAGCTACTTCTTGGACTACATCTTGAATAGCACCAGTTATAGGCTGCAAAACTGCATCGTCAAGTGCGCTAAGACCTTTTTTAACTATTTTTACTGGATTAAAACTTTTAAGTTTAAAATATTCAGGCAACCCAGTAGCTGGGTTAATCGTTGCTGACCCACCTAAACGCCTAAGTAAAGCCGCCTCTTGCGGGTTAATGTGCGCTAACATAGTGTCGCCACCACGCCCCATTTGTTGCATCTCTTGGGCGATTGACTTTAATCCGTGGGCTTGGCCGCCCTGTGCGTAATAGTTCATGCGAACCTCATTGGGTTATTTATGTTGAATGTTATCATGTTGTAAGCGCCGATACAAACGTTATTGAACCAATAGCAGACGGAGTTGCTGGGTATGCCATTGGAGTTGTTTGGGCTACTTCACTATATATGTATACACCTGTACCGCCACCAGATGTTGCTGCTTGGTCTGTACCCCACCATAAACCTACTTCATCGCCAGCATTTAGGGCAAATACAACCTCTGAGTAACCGCAAACAAATGCAGGTTCACTAGCGCTTTTACGGGCTTGCAAGGTAAAAGTGGTTGTTGAGTTAGGTACGTCTGCTGCTGAAGTAGAGCCGTTTATACGCAGCCAAACAACAGCGTTATGGATATCGTTAGCATCATTAGCAAACTGTAGGCTGTAAGTAATCTTATAAATACCAGAACGTTGGGCAGTAGCGGTATTACCCACGTTCAACGTAAACTGATTACCAAAACTAGTGGTGTCCCAATTTACGATTGTTGCTGTGTTATTACCAGTTGCGTATTGTGTACCACTATCTGATGCTTCAATAAACGGAAAACTTAAAAAACTACCGCCGCCTGTATTGGCTAGTTGAGTTAAAGACTCGCCTAAACGATTGAAATATAAACGCAAAGCATACTGAAACTGATCCTGTTGACTCTTATCATAGTCAATAGGTGGTAACGGTAACGCTGGAGAAACTACGTTATAGAAACCCATTATCGTTTGCCATCCTTCTGACCTTCAAGTCTTGGATTGCCTAGTTGCCATTGAACATCTAGGTCAATTGAAGATGCTTTAAATGCCATCTGACGCGCTCTTGCACGAATAAACACTTGGTTTGTGTACTGCTCAACAGGTATAGAGGTTGTTTCAACAACAGGCTCTTCTGCCTCTGTTTGGTAATTTGCACCAGGAAAGTTGCGTGGCTTAATTGTTACGTAAGCGGTTGGCGTTGCTGCTGTTGAACCCTGAAAAGAAAAGTCAGGAATGATTCTTTTAATCAACATAAACTCAGTGCCGTCTTCTAAATCAAAGTCTGATGACTGGATATAAGAAGACATTGGTAATATATCATCGTTTGTGCCGCGCTCTTGGTCGTAAATAATGCCAGTACTCCAAGTAGTTGGGTCTGTATAAACCGCTTGTGGGTATTGACGTAACGGGCTATCTAACCATGCAGAGCGCTCAATGTCTCCGTAGTACCATATCTTTTCTAAATGGTTGTAGATAACATATTTGTTATTGTATTGAGAGTTTGCGCTAGGGTAGAACCACCAAATCTCGTTCCATCCCTCGTTAGTTGAGCAGATAATCTGATCTATTTGACCGTAATTGATGTCTTCAAAAACATGGTTTCTTAACGTACTTGGTAATGTTTGAACGCTACCAGTGTAGAAATAGAACTTATCTTTACCCATCCAGTATGCTGTATTGTTTACAACAGAAACGGCTCTAGGGCTAATAATTGATATGTTGTCTGACATCTCTGTCAAACTAAATACGGATGTTGTTCCAGTGAACTGCATTGAATTCAACGTCGCATCAGTGAAAACCAATATCTCTTGGCGTGTTGGAATGGCTCTAATAATTTTAGATCCTCGAGAAACTCGCAAGAAACCAGCAGATGATGTTGGTCCAGGAGTCCAATTTTCAGGTGCGTTCTGGCTTGCCCATCTAATTAGTAGAGGGTCAAAATCACTGCCTAGGTAGGGCGTGGCTCCAAATGCAAGTAAATGTTTATCGTTTTGGGATACTAAAGCTTGAGTGACTTCTGTTGGAACATCTGTGGCGCCACCAACAGCTGACAACAATATGGCATTTGTATCTAAAGCAGTTGACGGGTTTGAAGATGATCCGCGCTCCCAAATGTAAAGTGGGCCATTACGGATGTTCATAATCAAGTCATTATCAAACTGATCAAAGAACCAATCCTGTTGTTGTAATGAGACAGGTACAGTTGATCCAGAACCCCATGCGCCACGTCCCCATGTTGAAGTACCCCAACCATAACCAAAAGTTGTGATTGGAAAACCAACAGGAATCTGAAACTTGGCGGTAATGGCAGTTCCACCTTCATTTGAGGTGGTTGATGTAGCAGCTGTTGTGGTTTGAATTGTAAAGTTGTCTACATCAACAACGGAAGCAATCTTAAATGACGTATTAAATTCAATTTGCGGTATGCCACCTATTGGGCCTACAACGCCAGAAAACGTTACCCAATCTCCCACTGCGGCGCCACTGGTAACTATATTGACATTAACAGATGTGGAACCGTTTGTTGTATCAAAGCAGTTATCAGTTGTAGGAGTTGTTGAAGTGGTGTACGTTGCTCTTAATGGAGTGATGTCGTATAAGTTGCCACCTACGTCAATGTAAACCTTTTGATTTGTTCCTAATGCTAGTAAGTTATCGCCAAAAGTTGTAGTCCAACCAAACATTTGACGGCATGCACCGATAAGAGTATTTACAGTATATTTAAGCCAGCCACCAATCTTTTGAGGATAGCTTGATCTAAACCTAATTTTGTCGCAAGCAAACCAACCACCCTCGTTAGCATAGTTCGTTTGGTCTCTATTAACACCAGGCTTAAATTGTAATTTCTGTAATGGCATGGTTTACCCTAAGATTCATATAGGGCTTTTTCGCCCTTGCGGCGTTTATCTAGCCCTTTTAGCACTTTAACACCAGCTTTGTTCCACTTCAAGAACTCTTCTGCGGCAGCATCAAATTCTTTTCGGTTGTGCTTCATGCGCAGGGTACTGTTTTGTAGATTACCAAGACCAACATTGAATGAGAAGCTAACCAAAGCATCAAACTGACCTTGCGTCAGCTCACCTGGACACAAGCGTTTTACACCTGCTTCAAACCTATTTAGGTCTTTCTTAAGTATATTATTAACCTCATCCATACTTAAAACCCGATTCCAACCCGCAGGAATAGGTAGTGCCTTTCTGTCTTCTAACTTAACTCTAGCATGGGTAGGGTCAATAACATGGCCCACGCCTACCGTCCAAAGCAAAGCGGGACACTGATACGGGGAGGTCTTCACCCCCTCGTCATGTTTAATCATCTCAATAAGCTTTTCGCTTACGTTCACTTTTTAGACCACCCACGTGATCCGAACCAGTAGCCAATAATACCGCCTAGCATAGCCATCTCGTCATCACTAAAAATCTCATCAGAAATCTTTAACAAGTCATCAATGTTTCCAATAACGCCTGGATGCATAAACACGTAAATACCGATACCTACGTTAATCACAAACAACTCAGCCACGAACAAGTAAGTTACCATCGGACGCACTGTAGCCACGAATGTAGAAGCCCACGGAGCCGCCTTTTGTAAGACTTTGGCATCATGCTCATAAGCAGCCTTGGTCATATCAGCATCAGTCTGCATCATGACTTGATCTGTACGAATCTCTTCTACCTTGGCTTGTGCTGCGTAGCCACGCTCCATCATCTGGATTTCACGCTCTGTCTGCATCTTGGCTAGGTCTAGCTCATGCGCCTTGTCAGACTTGTCCTGAAAGAATCCCAATACGCTTGGCAATCCTGAGATTAACAAGCCACCTAGTGTTGAAATTAGCGATAACATTTTATTGTCCTAAACGGTTAGTTGTTGCACGTTTCAATGTGTTCATCTCAGAGCGTAGTGTAGAACTTGTTACATCTAGCTCAACCTTTTGTGCAGCCAAGCCAGAACGTAATTCTTTCTGTGTGCTTTCTGCAACAATCTTGGCTTCGCGCGCTGCCATCAACGCCTCTGCTAAACGCTCCTGCATCTTAGCTATTACCTC